CTTCTCTTTGGCTCTTGTGATCGCGGTATACAACAGGGATCTCTTCAGAAGGTTAGGGCTGTGGCTGGAGGACAAAGGCATGAAGATAACTTCGTACTCCAGCCCTTGACTCTTATGCACAGTGGTAGCGTATGCCAGCCTCAAGAGCTTACTTATCCTGTCTCTAGGTATAGAGATGAGAGAGTCCCGAACGCCCTTTATAGAGACTTCCACATGATGCTTGCTAATGCGAGAGATCGTGCCAACATCTCCATTGAAGACTTCAAGGTCGTAGTCATTCTTAGTGATCATTACCCGATCTCCCTCTCTGAGAGTGTTCTTCCCTATCTTAACACACACCCCTCCGATGTCGGGGTTAAGGGCGGAGCGGAGTTCCCTATTAAGGTTAGTCACCCCAAGAGTCCCATGATGTGTCGGACTCATCACATGGAATTCCACCCCATCCATCTGTAGACTCTTACACTTCTCTACCAGAGTAGAGAGCACATCAACTTCTTGGTCAAGAGAGACTACCTCAAATTCAGTGTTCGACTCTGGGACAATACCGCGATGCACTTCGTGAGCCGCCTTTGTAACACCCGAACCCTCTCCTTGCCTGAAAACCTCTGTGAGGTGCGTGCGAGGAACGCCACTATTAATAAGCTCAAATAATATAAAACCTGCCCCTACAGGGGGGAGCTGAGCAATATCCCCCACTAAAATGACCCTACAGTACTCTGAAATACCATTCATTATTCGCCACATCAGGTGAAGGTCTACCATTGAGCTCTCGTCTACAATAACAACGGATTCTGTTCGAGGGTTGTTAGCATTGTAACTCCAAGTAGTTAGGCGTGGATCACTCAGCTTCTTCTCTCGCTTCTCCTCCTCTTGCTGAACTCCCTCGTAGCTGGACTTCTGTTCTTTTTCTTTCGCACTCGGCTGACCCGCACCGAACGCTCTGTGGATCGTATAGGATTTTACACCTGTGAGCGAGTTGGCTCTCTTCGCCGCTATTCCTGTTGGGGCAATCAGCAAGATGTCCTCCCCTTCATCTTGAAGGATCTTACATAATGTAGACAGGATCGTAGTCTTACCTGTACCTGGCAACCCTGTAACGATTGAGAGTGGCTCTCGTATGCCTTGTTGAATGGCCTTTATCTGGGTGTCTGTAAGCTCGTACCTTGTGTATGATCGAATGGTCTCTTCTGAGACATCCCCCGCCAAATCCCTAGAGAGCTTCTCTTTCAACCTCTCGGCCACCCCAGACTCCATGCTATGATAAGGAGGCAAGTAGACCGCGTTAGATCCTCTTATCTTCTCGATAACTAGTCTAGGTCTCTTCGCTAACATCATATTCGAGATTGCCGACTTGATCTCAGAAGGATCGGTAATGCCTGTCAAGAGAGAGACATCTCGGAAAACGGTGTCTGCATTAAGGAAGCAGTGGCCATTCAAGAAACCTTGAGATAGCGACCAATAAACACAAGCCTCCACTCTGTGCGGGTTCTTCCTGTCGAAGTCAGAGACTAAGATAGATCTTGCTATAGCATCCACATCCTTAAAAGAAACGCCTGACTCCACTAAGATCCAAGGATTCTCCCGTAAGAACTTCGGGTTCTGGGAGATCTCTTTCCAGAGTTCATTCAGTACGTGGACAGATACACCTGAGTCCATTAGGTCACCAAGCAAAGCGACCGATTCAGTCATAGATGCAGATGTCCACTCAGACCAACTTGTCAGAGCTGTACCTTTCAGCCATTTTGGGTTCACAGGACTCTTAACCACATTAAAGATCATCTTGCCATTCTTGTCCTGCTTCCTTTTACCTTGAAAGGTGAATACGGAGCCTCGGTCAACAGGACCAGGCACATTACCTTTGACCACGATTGTTTCTGAACCTACCTCAGATGCGACAAGGCATCTGAGGATATAGTATGGTGGATTGGCAAAGATCTGCCCTAGTACTTTTGCTGAGTGATACATTAGTTATCCCTTTGTAGTGTTTTCTTAACTCGTTAAATATATAGTTTACAGTTGAAGGGAGGCACACCTAAGCAAAGCCCGCACTCTCTAAGTTTCGCATATGTCATTTTATTCCCTCTGTCTCGCGTCCCTTTATTATAATATAGAGGAATACAAGACAGGAGAAAAATTAATGATATGTGAGAAATGTAATGGGTTCGGATATATACAAGTAGACGACGGCTTTAATGGTATGCCGAGAGCAATCCAATGCGAGTGTGTTCTGAACAAAGCATTGAAAGTGCAGGCGGAGAAGGCTTGGTCAAACTTAGGGCTTGTTCCTGTGAAGGAGTCTTCTCTCCTAGACGGAAAGGACAGACAGAATCTCCTCATCTCCTCAGACCGAGATATGTTAAGGGTACACTTGAGAACAGCCTTCGCTAACACCAAAAACCCAAGCCTCTTTATGAAAGTGGTAGGAGACCACACGCTCATGAGTGCATGGTTGGGCGGTCTTCATGCTCAAGGCCTTGCGGTGGCAGACCCTGACTTCCAAAGACACCTTAAAGTATATAGCTTAGAGGATCTTGCTGAGTCTCCCCATTTACTTATTGTGAGACTCGGCACTAAGATGGCTCGCAACTCCGCGATGCCAGAGGTGCTTGTCGAGACGATTGAGATGAGAGAACACCTCAACAGGGCAACATGGCTCGTAGAAGAGCCGACCAAGCCCCTTGAGGAGGGTCACTTAAGCTGGAGTTCTACCCTTCAGGAAATGATTCAAGGATGGTCTAGAGTCAGGATTGAGACCAAAGTCATGAGGAGAAGCAATGCCACAGAAACAGGAAAAGTGACCTCGAATATCGGATCACACAAGAGGATTAAATTATGAGTCTACTGAGAAGCATTATCCCATCTACATCAAGCGGAGACGACACTAACTTGATGTATCAGAACTACCTCGCTCTGAGAGAGTCAATCTTCAAGTTTGATATACCTTCAGAGGTAAACATCTATGAGTATATCCGCGAGTTCACCCAGAGACACGGACACCTCCCAAATCTGAAGAGCATCCACGACCATTTCGAGCAAGGTCAAAACTTTGATGAGGCTGATCGCATTCAACAAATCAGCACTAAGAGTGTGTCTTACAGAGGCGACTTCATCTCACTCATCGAGAAGACCGTAGAAGAGGCACGGGTTATGTCTCTTGCTTCAGCTCTCTCGGATGCTAAGACCATCGCAAGGTCTGGCCTTGAAGTCAAAGACGGGAGAATAAAGAAGCTCCTTAAGGGTGCCAGAGATGCGAGCAATCACCTCCTTACTCAGATCTCAAAGATCAATACCCCGACCTTCGGTTCAAGAATCGGAGGGGACGCGATGGTGGACGAAGAGGACTTCTGGGAGGAATTCGAGAAAGCTAAACACCGAGAGCTAGATGTTAGACCTATCACAGGACACTCGGTGATCGACAACGCTCTCGGAGGATTCAAAAAGAAAGAACTCTACATCCTCGCGGCTTACACAGGACACCTTAAGTCTACGACCTCACTTAATTGGGCATACAACCAAGCAATATATGGAGGGACAAGTACGCTCTACTTCTCCCTAGAGATGCACTACCCCCAATGTCGGAGAATGATCTATGTGTATCACTCTATGCACCCTAAGTTTAGAGCAAAGAGGATAGCATTAGGACTCCAAGCAGGTCAGACAGATGCCTGTATAGACCCAAAAAAGATCAGGGAAGGGACACTTTCTGAAGATGAGGTTGAGTTCCTCAAAGAAGTCACCAAAGACCTTCACGATGGCGTAAAAGAAGGAAAGTACGGGTCACTTCGGTTTGAAGTAGCTGACCCTAATGTAATGGACACCACTGTCGAAGACATCAGAACTAGAGCAGAGGCCATAGCACAATCAGAACCTTTCAAAATGCTTGTGGTAGACCATGCCCTACTCGTCTCCTCAAGAAGGTGGGTTGCTTCTACTACAGAGCGTCTGAATGAGGTGATACGAGACTTAAAAAAGATGTCTCTAGGTTTCAACCGAGGAGAAGGCATACCCGTTCTTTGCCTATTCCAAATCAGTCGTGAAGGATTTAAGGCGGCGGAAAAGAATGGTGGGAAGTACAATCTAACTCACTTGTCTTATGCAAATGAGGCGGAGAGGTCTGCGGACGTAGTTATCTGCTCTTGGTTCGGTGATGACCAGAGGGAGAAGTCTCAGGTTCTCTACCAATGCCTGAAGTCTAGAGATCAAGCTCCTTTCGAGAACTTTGAAGCTCAGATCAATTGGCCTGCGGGAAGAACTTTAGATATGCCGTTGCAGTTTCAATCTTCCGCTAGGCCAAAACAAGCCCCGAAAGGAGATGCCCTAGATAAGATTTTAGATGGGGAGTTACAATGAGTGACCTCTACTTCATTCAGTCTGCGAATACGGGAATGATCAAGATCGGAAGATCGAAGAACCCTGAAAAGAGACTAAAACAGCTCCAGACAGGCAGTCCGAACAAGCTGAAGTTGGTCGCCGTGTTCAAAGATAAGGGGTCAGAAGAGAGAGGTCTCCACGAAAGACTCAGGCAATTCAGAGTCAGACAAAACGGGGAGTGGTTCACATATGACTGTGTAGGCAGTATCCCCAACAAATATTACGAAGAGATCGAGTGGGGGGCTTTTGATGAGTGGTGGGTCAAACACTAAAGAAACCCAACATTCAAGCTTACGCTCCAATTTCTCTCCTAATTAGCGACCCTCTGTAAAATACTTTTCTCTGAGTATGTCGTACTTCTGAAAGAGAACCCTGCTCATAGTAAGACCGAAGCTTTTTTTCGGGTCTCTCTGGAAAAAGTGCTTCAAGTTCTTCTTTAGGTCGTTTTGGATTTTAACTACCTTTCTGTCTCGGTCTTCCTTACTCAGTCTCTTGTCTCGCACAACATCGAAGAGGGCTTTATCTGCCTCTGTCAAATACAACATAGAGGTAAGAAAGTTCCTCTTCTTCTCCAAAGACCTTATGACACTGTCTAGCTCGAAAGCTAGAGTGGGGAAAAGGTTCACACCCTTGAGCATCTTAAGTTTTTTGCCGAGCCAAGGAATACCCTTAAAACTCTCATAGAGTTTTGTCCCCTCAAGAGCAAAAGGAGGAAGAGGTCTCTTTACCTCTGCGAGTAAGTCCTCCTTCAGCCTGTGAGCCGCTCCAAGAAGCCTGCCGACAGACACCCAAGCAATATTGTAGTCTTTGGGCCTTAGAGATTGAGGGTTGATGTCATTATTCCTCTCGACCAAAGCATCTAAGTCCTGAACACATATAAGGATTGAGTTAGACCTCTTGCCTTCAGAGTCTTTGACCTTCTTGAGTTCTTTAATCTCTCCCTTGATCTTAGGTAGCTTCATAATGTTAGCAGGGACTAATACAGACTTCATCTTGCGAGCGAATTTTTTAGGGGCATACACTCGGGTCTCATATTCGAGACATTCGCCGCGATCCCAAGTCTCATTCTCATCATTGTCGTCAAAGGGATTGCTCCACTTAACACACTTGTGTCTTGATAGCGTGTAGTAAGATCTCCCTGTTATAGAACCTTGAGAATCCTTTAAATAATCACCTTGGCTCACGTCGTCAGATTTGGCTACGTTATCAACATAGGCAATGACTTGAGGATGAGCATAGATGTCGAGATATTCCGCGTCGCCCTGAGACCTTACTTTAAAGTCTACCTTAGTATACTTTGAAAGTATGCCTTCATAGCGGAGGCTAGGGAATTGACTCTGGAAGCCCGCTAAGCGAGTGTTGAATCTCTTGCCCTCGACCAACTTCAAGAACCCCATAGGGGCTACGTTAAGGAGGCCTCCGTACCTAGTACTTTTGAACTTGAAATAGGTTCTACCTACGGTCAAGCCTTTTCGGTCAATGATAAACTCCCCACCGTAAACACCACACTTTTCAGCAAGCCTGTTTATGAAACCTAGTACAGTGCTGGAGGCATAGAGGTCTAAGAAAGAATGTTTACCCACACGTCTGACTTCATGATGAATCATGGCCAATCTCCTTTTTTTCCTATAGGGGGCCTATAAACAGACTAAGCAAAAACAAGGTAGTGTATTTTAACATTGATATCGGTGCCTACGCTCTTGTTCGAAAGGCCATCTGTAGCCGAATGTGCCCCCGCTTTTACATACCTAAGTTCTAGGTAGTAGATATTAGGAGAAAACTGAAGAGGTGTTGTGACCAATTGAGAGCAAGACTCTACCTCAAGAAGGTTTGAGTCCGAGTTAACTGTCGCTAAGACTTTGAGGTTAGGGTAGCTCAGAACGCCTGAGGAAAGAGGCGACACCCCCGTGTAAGTCTCAGTCACTGTGGCATAAAGGAGGTCTTGTTCGTTAGTGCTAGCACCTATCGGTATGTCATTTAAGGAGTCATTGTAAGTGATTGAGGAAAAGAAGAATAGAGGTATATAATGAACGTGGTAGCCAGAAGGGATCGTGAACGAAACAGTTCCCGTGCCTAGTAGACTGATACCTAGTGTCTTTAAGATAGAATCCGAACCGAGAGCTAGGAGAAGGTTCTCTGCCCCCGCTTGTGCTGAGGCACTGCTAATCTCCACCTCCCCATCAGGATCTAAGTGAACGTTAGCTCCGCTCAGAGCGGATATTTGATTACCTGAAATAGAGATGTCTTTAAGGACGATCTGAGGAGAGTCCACCGAAAAAGTAGACCCCGCATTAAAGTAACTACCTTCGTCTGTGGTCACATTAAAAGTGTGTGCGTCTGAAACATGCACACTCCCCTTTCGAGACACAGCCCCGTTTGTCGCAACACCGCCATCACCCCCCTTAAGAAAGATCGACCCCCCGAAGCTCCTTGAAGGAAAAGCCAAAAGCCCATCTACAGAGTCAACATCACCCCCTGAAAGAGTCACGTCACCCGCCGAAAACGCCGAACCCGCTTCCTCAACCCAATCCACAGAGGTGACACCCCCTCCAATTATATTAACCGAGCCAGCAGGGGCATTATTACTACCTGTGCCACCCTGTAGGTTTACAGACCCCGCTGTACCTGTGCTGGAGGTTAAGTCCCCTGTTGTGATCTCTATGTCTCCTACCACGCCCTCCACACTAGACCCTGTTGTCAGCGTAATTGAGCCTACAACCCCGTCGTAAGAACCACTTGTTTGAACTACAACGTCACCGCTGTCAGAAGTCTCTGAAGAGGTCGGTGTGCCTGTGACAGACCCTGTCTTGATCGAAATATCCCCTGACGTACTAGTACCATCCGCACCATCCCCCGTACTTAGGTAAATGAAAGCCGAGTCGTCATTTGAGTCTCTTGTTGTCGTGCTTACCGAGTAAACACCTCTCGCCAGAAAATACAACGAGTTAGCGTCACTCTCGATGCTCCCATAACCGTATGAGGTCAAGAAGATGTCTCCCCCCCAAGTATCAGAGCCTTCAACGCCTGAGTTAGACTTACCCCCATCTATATACACAGCACCTGCCCTGCTTGAGTTGCTTCCATTAACCGCCTGATCTCCGCCCTGTACCCTGACAAGGCCTGGGTTTGAACCGAGGGTGTCGCCCTGACCCGCGATTGTCACACTACCTCCTGATGTTGAAGAATAAGTGTTATAAGGCATAGGACTCAAGACAATATCACCCCCTGATCTTAGACTAAGTCCTCGCTTACTTACTACATGCACCTCTCCAAACGAGGGTTCAGAATAATCGGCGTTCGGAAAGTCGCCCGATTGAATCCAAACATAACCTGACAGACTTGAGTCTCCCGTTTTTAGGCTCAAATCTCCTGAGCGATAGGTTAGCGTTTGGTCTGTAGTTCCCGTAAGAAGGGAAATCCCACCACCGCCCGCTCCAGATGAACTTCCCGACTCAAGTGTGATAAACCCCCCTTCAAGAATACCCGAGTTGGACTCTAGTCGAAGACTAGGGTTCTCGTCAGAGATCAAGGTCAACTCGTAGTCAGAGGAGCGGATCACCCGACTCCCTTTATTGTATGTGGAGATTGTTCTCTCCAAAGCACTCTTGCTGGAAGACATATGCTCTTCTCCTAATAATATAGTCCGTGAGGTCGTTATGTTATAATGCTTTTATTGAGCGACTATAAAAAAACTAGGAGAGAATGATGTTTAGATCCGCCTATAAGATAGACTTCAGCGATTGGATAGACCTCCAAGAAAACGGAGGGGGCTTCTTTGACCCCACTACCAATAGAAGGGTTCAACTCTATAGAGACCTCTGCCCCAAAGGGAAAGACCTCGCTAAAGCTAAGTACCGAGAAGAGAGGAAAGAGTATGTGCGAAGTCTCCAGAAGAAAAACATCTCAAAAGGGAACAAGAGAGTCCTTGAGAGTTATGTTAAGACCACAGGGGACTTCTCAGAGACAGACGTGTATAAAGGTCTTGATTTGTCAAGTGTCTCCTTCCAGCAAGCGTTTGTAGAGTCGAAAACTCTAGATGATGTGAATTTCTCTCTGTCTTCTCTTAATTGGGCAAGCTTTGAGAACTCGACTATAAGAGAATGCACCTTCAAGGATGCGAATCTCAAAGGTGCGATATTTAAAGGAGTCAATTTTCAGGGGAAAAACAACTTCTCAAAAGCGACCTTGAATATAGCAGACTTTCAAGGCTGCGACCTTAGAAAATGTTCTTTCTTTGAAGCTTCATTAAAAGAGGCCAATTTTACAGATGCTGATCTCAGAGGCGTTGATCTCAGTTCCTCAAAGGCACAGGGTGCTTTTTTCAAGGGAGCTCAGGTAGACGACTTCACAAAAGCACCTATACACATAAGAAAAATATGCACGGGTTTAAATTATATAGAGAGGGTCGTGAATGCTGAGACCCCAAGTAAAAAAGACCTTGATAGAGTGTTCAAGAACCTAGATAAGTACGTGAACAGAGAAGACTATATGGTGTTCTATGGGCTGAAGATTGAAAGAATGCTCCAAAAAGCCCTAGAAAAAAGTGACCTAAAGCAAAAGTTGAGATATAACCTGAAAGATACAGTAAGAAAGGTACGCAGAAAATGGAAAAGCAAATTCTAAGAATAGAGAGAAGGATAGCCCAGCTAGAGAGACAGGCTTCTAGGACCTTAACCGCTTCAGACAAGAGTTGGCTCGCGAACAAGTTTGACGAGCTAGAAAGTTGGGTTCTCGGAACTCGAAGAAAAAATAAAAAAAGCCTCTCCAATATCAGAGAGGCTTTTGTTGATCAGGGTGTAAAAAACCCTAAAGAGATCAGCAAGTGGGTAGAGAGAGCGAAAACCCCTCGCACCTTGATGGAAAAAGAGGTTAAGAACGAGCTCGACAAGAAGAACTCCTTTAAAGACCGCGTAGAGTACCTTTCCGACACTTGGGAGTCTAGGTTCGAGAAGAGCCTAGACAAGCAAGCAGGTATTGTATATACGGCGGATATAATCAGTGCCGCTATTGTTTACGGACTGCTGTACGCGGTGGCTAAAAGCATACCAGGATTCGGCCTCGCGGCCTTAGCCTTCATGCTGATCAAAATATTTATCGTCGCGATGGTCTTGGTGATTGTACTCTTCGACCTCAAAGGCTGGGAGAAGATGAAGAGGCTCTTCTCCTCAAAGGCAAGACCTCAAGACGTAAAGAGGCTCAGAAAAGCCTCCTTAAGAGTTGATCTCCGCCTTCTTTGAATACCTCTCCAGGATCTTTCCCTCGATATTTCCAGATGGCGGATTTCATCCCTCTCTTCTCAAACTCATACTTGAGCCACTTTGACTTCTTGACACCTGTCTCGTCATTGTCGTAACAGATGTAGAGAGTAGAACTCCGTTTGTAGTACCTGTGGATCATGTCAATGGACAACTGATCCATGCCTGCTCTCAAAGTGCAAACAACGGCATCTCCCGTAGGTACGACTCGATCTAGAGCTATCTTATCAAAGACACCTTCTGTGATCCAGAGATCACCACCTTCGTGTAAAGAAGAGAAGGCCTCAGGAGACCCTAAGAAGTAAGGGTTCCACTGAGCGGAGAGTGTCCGATACTGAGACACTCTCTTCTCTCCATTAGGTAGGACTTGTCTCAGCTCAAGACCGATTATAGCCCCTCTAGGTGAAGTGATCGGTATGACCAAGTGATCTTTGATCTTGTAGCCTGTGTCCCCATACATACTGTTGAACCTCGAACAGCCAGAGGAGACAGGACTCCACGAATGAAATCTAACCTTAGAGTTAGAGTCTACACCCCTTGAGGCTAAATATCCAGAGTACTTCTCTAGAGGAGGTCTTAACCCCGCTTGAACCCAATCAGACATTCAAACCCCACATAGGAGGGTCTGCTTTGCCTTCTTTGACTAGAATGGCGAGATCATAGCCACTCTTATAAACTGCGTTATCGCTCGTCGCATCCTTACCTGCGATACCATCAATGTAGCCTTGGATCAGCTCTGTAGGTGCGGTGGGGGTTGGATTACCTGTCTTGATCATTCCCATGTCTACTCTCCTTTTTCACACATCCATTTTGAGATAGAGAAGAAAGAGATCCAGAAAGACGCTCTCTCTTTATACCATGTATTGCATTTACCATAAAAGCCTGAGTTATGGTGGCACGCATGAAGGTCTCTCTTGTCCATCATAGACAAGAGCCTCCTCATTGTGTCCACACTATATTTAAGGTTAAAAAGCTTGCGGCACTCTCTCTGGATTAGAGGTTTAGATTCTTCCGCCTTCTCTTCCCAGCCATTAAACCCTCTCTTTCGCCTAAACAAAGGGTAACTGTACCTAGCATGTATCTGGAATACACCACAGGCTTTCCCCCTATCCCCCGTCCTAACAGGTCTCAGGCGAGACTCTAACCAAGACAGGGCAAAGACCCTACTGTCAGGGCCTTCCTCCCCCCAAGCATGAGTTAAGAGCTTCCTCAAGTGTTTCTTGCTTGCAGAGGAAGTTGTAACATGAGACCAATCTCTCTTGATCTCAACTCGCGACGCGACCTCTAAGCTATTAAGCATACATTGGAAGCTCAGCGAGAGAGCTAGAACTAAAATAGTCATTCTTTTCCTTTCAAAATCGCCTCCCTAACATAGTGGAGGACTAGTACGGCAACCCAGCCGTACACTTTTTCTGCATTGATATTAATGGGCTTACTGTTCAAATTAACCTTGTGGGTATTATATAAAACGTACTCTTTGAGTATCGAAAAGAAACACTCTTCTTGCTCTCTTGTGTATGAAGTGGTTTCATGAGATATGCCAAACCGTATCCATTCATCTAGAGTGTGGGACGCAAAGAGGTCTCGAAAAGACAAGTGGCAAAGCATCTCTACAGGGGCAGATTTTACATAGAAGCCCCTCCGATCTCCTTTGTAGAGGTAAGAGAACTCACTCATTTCAAATAAGTCGATGAAGCGTTTGCGGTAATGACATAACCACCGCTCACTGAGATCTAAATCTAAAGCCACACCCTCATGGTAGAAACGAGGGAGAGACCCCTCTATCCACGAAGCCACATCGACTATCTCTTCTTTTCCAGAATAGTATTTGAGGCCTTGCGGTAGAACCACTTCGCTGTCCTCTTTGAGTATAAGCACTGCTTCTTTGCGAGAGTTTTTAGTGTCAATGGGAATATCATACTTCAAGTCGTATCCTTGAGACTTCAAGGATCGGGTCGCAAACCTCAAGTTCTCCCGTGAAGCACTTCGCCCCTCACCAAGTAGTAAGTGCTTTAAGTAGACTCGAACCCCGCCATCTTGAGGTTGGTGTGTATTAAAGTAAGTTTGTACCGCAACCCTCTCACCAGACCCCGCTCTCGGCTTGCGGTCTCGACCTCTCTCTTTGAGAAACTCATCGACTAACTTGTTGGCATCATAGACACCTCCAATTTCCCGAAGATAAGCAAAGCTCTGTAAAAGGCGTTCAAAATCCTCTTCTTCTAGGTTACTCTTGACAAAAGCAACGTTTACTTTATATTTCCTCTTGACCCAACGAAGAATGCTTATTTTTTGTGTTAGATCCAATGACTTTCTCCTGTTTTTCATGTCTCTCAAGACGAAAGATTCTACTCATGGTTAACTATACCCATCTTACCTCTGAAAAAACTTGGCACAAGGGTATGCTTCCTATTTTTTGCTTCTCTTTCAAGCAAGTGACTGAATACGAACTAGGTATTGACCTCTCCAAATATAAAGAGGACATCAAGCTCATCTTCTATAAGAGGCAAGCACACAGGATGGTTAAAGAAGGACTCGACCCAGAGGAAGTACTCCAAGAAGTGTACAAAGGGGTGTTAATTAGGAATAGAGGTAAATGCCCCTACGACCCCCGCAAATCGGCACTCTCCACTTACATCGTGCTCGTCATGGATTGTATCATCATGAACATCGTGAGCAAGCACAGAAAAGAGAAAAGCAGATTTGAGTACGGGTCTGAAAGTGACGTGGCTTCCTCTTGTAATACCTCGTTTGAGAAAGATTACACCGACAACCTAATGTTCGTTGAGATTCGAAAGTCCTTTAAAAAAGACCAGCTCACGGTCTTCGACGCCATCATGGACGGATTCAAGATGGCACATATTGCAAGAACACTAGGTTGGGAGGCACGCAAAGTGTCCAAGTTAAAAAAAGAAATCCAGCAAATCGTTGCTACAAAGATGAACAGAGGAGATTTACTAACATGTTAACTTTTTTATATAGTACGGTGAACGCAGGGAAAAGTGCAAACCTCATTATGAGAGCACATTCCTGCCAAGAAAGAGGCATCCAACACTTGATCTTCGTGCCAAGCATAGCCCAAGAAAGAGATGGGAAGTCTCAAGTCAGGTCAAGAGCTGGGTTTGAGCTTAAAGCGAGGTCTCTAGAAGAAAACACTAATCCTACCGAGATCCTCATAGATACAATGTTACACTCAGGGGCTAAAGACCCTTGCCAAATCATTTTCGTGGACGAGGCTCAGTTCTTGACCAAGAAGCAGGTTCTCGAATTTACGAAAATATGCGACGAACTCGAAATACCTGTATATGCATATGGACTCAGAACTGACTTCAAAGGAGAACTCTTTGAAGGCAGTAAGTACCTCCTCGCTTGGGCGGATAACATCGAAGAGATCTCCACCTTTGAGACAGGAACCGCTAAAAAGGCCACTTTCAACATGAAGGTAAACGAAAAGGGCGACCCAATAAAATCGGGTCGCCCTATCAATCCTAGTTTCGACTATAAGCCTGTATCTAGGAAGTCTTTTAGTCTCGGTTCTTAGCTCGGTTCTTAGCTCGCTCGGTCGCCCAGAGTGCATTTAAGAGTATTTCATCTGAAAACTCTCGAATGTATCGGTCTGAAATCTCGTCATCGCTCTCGCAGTAGAAAGAGAAGTACTCCCCACGAGATTTTCTCCGAGCCTCGCGGTACTTCTTGACATAGATAGCAGATGCAACATCTCCGCAGATGTTGCCACTGTAGTAGTGACACATTCTCTGGTCTACGTCCTCTTCCTCGTCTTGACCCCAACGGCGGTCTATGTATTGAATGTAGAGAACTGCCATCTTTGTGGCGAGTCTCACATCCTTGACAAGCTGACCGCAAGTCACCTTTTTAATGGCGGTCGCTGGTACTTGCTGGTACACGCCACAAGCTGTGCCGTTATTAAGCGACTTGGGGTTATACCCAAAGCGGGTCTCTTTGTAAGCTAAAGCAATAAGCCGATGAGGGTCTATGGGGCCCTGCTCAGCCACGATTGCCTCTGCCACTTCCCGCAGGTGGCTTTGCACCTTCGGATCTGCGAGGTGCTCGTTTTTGATGTTGTCTGACGACAACATACTCAGAATAATGTAGAAAACAAGTTCAACGGTCATCATTTCTTTTCCCTTTCGATAGTTATTTAAGTTCTTTATCGAAAGGCATCAGGGGCACCGTTTTTTATCCTAAGCCCCCAACTCGTCAGGAGCAGAGTCAGAAGCAAGTGCAGAGTCAGGTGACTCGTCAGGTACAGAGTCAGGTACAGAGTCAGGCACAGAGTCAGGTGACTCGTCCTCTTCTGAAAAGTCAAAATCAACCCCACCTAAGTCCAAAGGCAAGTCTCCGAGACCACCGCCCAATAAGTCCGTGAACTGAGCCATCACCTTCTGCATGTCTTCTTCCGACATCTCGCCCTCGCCCTCGCCATCGCCCTCAAGAGAAGACAAATCCATGCCTTGGAACAACTTCATGAACTCAGCCATGAAGTCGAGTCCTTTCTCTTTATTCTTGAGGTGGTCATACTGCTTCCTGCGATTACGGTCTTTTCTTCGCTGGCGGATCACCGCCTTCTTTTTGTTTGCTCTACGTTGCTTCTTATTCATAGCGATTCCTCTCATGCAAGATTTACAAATCACGATACCACTGAGGTATGGGTTTGGGCTGAATACTTGATGCTCAAAAGCAAAAGGGAATAGGCCACCACAGGTGAAACAGACATAATCATCTTCGTTATGCATATTAGACCCCCCTAAACACAAAAGCGTCCTCTTAACTTCCGAAGCTGGAGTTAAGAGGACGCTTTCTATTAGTAGTGGAGATGGAAAGAGGAGTAGTTTAACTTGTAGTTTAAAACAAAAATAAACAAGAACAAGATTAGGAAGAAGAAAGAGGAAAACCTCTTCGTTGGAGAGAAGCGAGCCTGAGTTACGTCAAAGAAGTTCTTACTAATTAATATAACTAGAAGCCAACCGAGCAACAAAAATAACTCCCCATCTACCACCACGGTATTGCTCCCTGCAATAAAGAACACACTATAACAAATAGCCGAGAATGCGGAGACCCAAGTTAGGAGGCTCAATGTCTGGCGAGTTAACGCCTTTCGGATTGGTCTCTTAAGTTTCCGAAGAGCTCTAATCTCTTCGCTACAAAACTCCCAAGAGGCGAAAGAACGCCCTAGTATCCAGCAGAGGGAGGTCACGCCTACTACGGCCTGTAAACCCATACCGTAGTAGGAGGGTGCTACTGCGAGTAGGACCCAAAAGATAGGGGCTGTGAAGACACCCTTTAGAATATTCAGTACTTTGTCCATGAACAATGCTCCTTGATTGATTGTTTAATTATTTCCTTTAGTTATCAATCAAGGAGGGGGGGGTACTAAATGCCCCCTAAGTAATCATCTCGCTCTCGACTTTTCTGCATAGATGAAGAATTCCGCTTCCAAGATAACCTTGAAGACAAAACTTGCTCCCCTAACAGATAGACCTTCAACCCTGAAAGACACACTGTCTTCATCAATCTCTCGACCTTTAATCTCATAAGGATGCGGTACGGAGATAAGGTCTGAGATAAGGTTGAAATCAGATTCCAAATAAGTTTTCGGTTGAGCCTCTAATATGTTGTGTTCTATGTTTAAAGTTAGAGCTCTGAGGAACTGCCTCTCACTCGCAGGGTTGTGTGTGAATTTAATAGGGAAGCCTAGATCCTCCTCAAGAGAGTGAAAACTCACTTTAACGAGGCCTTCCACACTACCACCCACATAACCTTTTATCATGTCGTCTTCTCTTCGAGGATCTAAGTGGTGAACAAGAGGCGTGTCAGACACCTCCACATCCCCTCTTCTCTTACTGCTTTTTGCGACTTCTAGCGGGCTATCATAAATGAAGCCTGCAAGAGAGTGTAAGAGGTGGCTCGCACCGCGAGTTCCCACACCAGAAAATAGCCTATTAATCGACCTAGACCCTGAACCTGAATGACGGTACATATAAATCTTCCTTTTTTAAACGCGTGCGGATTTAACTAGTATCATTTCTTTTTTTCTTGCTGGACTATCTTCTCCAGCTTCTCTGTAAGGTATGCAAGTTTTCTTTTTGCCTCTAGAATTTCTTGCAGGACTTTGTCGGAAGACTCTTGTTGAGATGGAGCTTCTTGCTCCTCATTCATCTTCTTGATTTTCTCTAGGTGCCACATCTTGGTCTTGATCCTCTTGGTCTTGATTCTCTTGGTCTTGATTCTCTTGGTCTTGATTCTCTTGGTGCTTCTGTGATTTCGGCAGGGTTGCATCATGGATGCGATTACCAAGTTCTGTAAAGCCTACCAAGTGGAGGATCTCCATTAAAGGATGAGCGACCACGTTGTGGATAGTGTAATTAAACCGTTTCATTTTTTTTAACTCCTTAGTTATTTGAACCATAGTGGAACGAGTGCTTGGCGTCGAAGTAATCACCCTTCGGCATCTCAATCTCGGCACATGTCTTGTAATTGAGAGCGGGGTGTGGCTCTCGGTCTGAAAAGTAAACAACTTCGTTGCCACTCATGCATCGGTAAACTGTAGTCTCTGAAGAGCGATCTAACGCCAGCAAAGCCAAACAGATAACGAGGATTAATATAGGAATGGCAACCTCTCGCCTGCTCATAGCAATCTCCTTGCGTGATTAGTTATTATGGGCACTGCACTTATCGAGATAGCCTGAGGGTCGAGCAAAAAAACTTAGCGGTATCTCATTCTATAGTCTTTAGGCGTTCTAAGGATGCCGAAATTGACTTGCTCAATGGCATCCTTAGCATATTGAGCAAACTCTTTATCCTCATCAGAACCAGAGGTCAGAAGCACATTGACTGTGATCTTCATCTCTTTAGTATAAAGCAGATCTTTATCAAAAACTTTAACCGCCCAAGCCATGACTCGACCCACTTTTTCAGGCTCAATCTTCTCAGAGTGAGAGAGATAGTCGTAAAACCGACCCATAGCCAAACACTCTTTATCAAAGCCCCACATGGTACTCCTCATTTTGCGGTCTCCCATGTACTCCCTGCACTATAAGAACGCTTTACGATGCGAGCCTTGCTCGACACCTCTCTACGGGCAGATCTAGCTTGTGATCTCGTTAAATAGTAAGACCCTTGCGAGGTCTTTATAACCTCTCCTTTATCAGACAAGATCGCGTATAAGTTGATGCTCTCACTCATGGCGTTGACTCCTTCTTGTTTAAAATAGACATACCATAATACCAACCACTTCAGGTCATCCTACGAAGCACTCTTGCCTCTTTTCTCAAGGTTCGAAGTGTTAGCCTGTTTTGCTTCATCGGTAGAGACCTTAAAGATGTCCCGAAGCTCCTTTAGCCCGAGAGCTTTCAAGGTGAGGATGCCCACAAATAAAAAAAAAGAGCCTCCGAAGAGACTCTTTAAGAGTGGGTCGTCTGGGACTCGAACCCAGAACCAATAGATTAAAAGTCTACTGCTCTACCAATTGAGCTAACGACCCTAAGACACCTTAATTCTTTGTTTCAATGGAAAGGTGTATCAACCACCAGCCCCTGTCAAGGTCTAAACCTTGACTTACCTGTTGCAACAAGCCTGCGTGAAGGCACACATAGTGATCCCAGCGGGATTTGAACCCGCGTTCTCGGCGTGAAAGGCCGATGTCCTAACCCCTAGACGATGGGACCTTATTAGAAAGCGTATCGGGGTTTAAACCCGACCCTCCTGCGGAAAGTGACCTGACCCTGACTAGTATTGGTCAGACTTTAACCTAATCGGTAGTACCGACTTAACAGTGCTCTCAGATAAACTGTATCACAGTCACCTGTCAAACTAAGCTATACGCCCATCTCTTATTATCTATATGAAGAGTGGTCACGCAAATTATTATCACTTAATTTTTTCGACTGACAAAAGAGTCAAGCGTGTGAGCAACCTTGATAACATCATTAACGTCAAAGCCTTGAACGGGTTGACGAGTACCTTCTGGCTTAAGGTACTCATTCTCACGCTCTTGGCTCACCCTCTCTTGTAGAATGTTGATCGCCATTTCCAAGAGAGATTCCCTAATCTCATAACCGTTTCTTACGCTGTCTCCCATTACCATTCTCCTGTGTGTGTAATGTGTAGGAACGCCCTACACAAATAGCACTCTACCAAGTAAGGAGGAGAAAAAATAAAAAAAAAGGCTGGCTCTCTCAATAAGAAAACCAGCCTTTTTACCTTAGACCCACCCTCGCCCAACAACCTATCTACCCCCCCTATATAAAGGTAAAAAGATAAAAGGGTGAGCCTAATGCACTCAACAGGGCTCGAACCTGTGACCCCCACTTTAGGAAAGTGGTGCTCTTCCGACTGAGCTATGAATGCGTTTATTGCCCCACTCATAGAGTAGGGGTAGGTTTCCCCAATGCGACCTAGTACACTCGGCAGGATTCGAACCTGCGACCAATGGCTTAGAAGGCCACTGCTCTTCCGCTGAGCTACGAGTGCTTAAAAGCACACTTCACTGTACCGTACCAAAACCCACCGATGATGGAAAGGGGATCGAACCCTAAGATACAACTATCTCTGAGAGAGCTTAAAGTCTTCAGTAAACCTGCGACCAAACCTAACCGAAGTCTTCTGGCCACCCTGAGGCGGAGGATTCGAACCCCCTACAAGAATGCTTCCGTGCAGTGTCATCTCTTTTTTGACCCTCCGTGAGGAGGTGCGTGCTAATGGGCCCATCAGGATTTGAACCTGAGACCTACCGATTATGAGTCGGGAGCTCTAACCACTGAGCTATAGGCCCTTTGTTTTTTGTTTTTTCAAAGATTGTTCAGGTATCGTCACCCAACAGTAACTATTATACAATAGGAGCAGAGCTACCGATATTTTTTTCAACTATTTTTTTGAAGCCTCTTTTGGTTCTCCAAGTAAAGCCTTGCAGACCTAGAGATTTCTACAACATCTTTTCTTTGGGCATTCTCTAAAATAGACTCCTCTAAATCCTTCGCCGCGAGGACTCTAAAAGAGTATGCCTTCTTGACTATACCCCTGTTAACATAGTGCAAATTCTGGCCTGTAGCTCTGTCTACAATGTAATACATGACATTTACCCAATCTCTTTAAAAGAGAGATCCCCTGCTAGAACTACCCTCTTGTACCTCTTCTCTTTAAGGAGTTCCAGAGGGTCACTTGTAACCTTTGAGAGACTGAGTCTCTCACGGATCGTGATTACTGATCTTCTCCTCTCTTCTCTATCAAGCTCCCTATAGAACTCTTCGCCGCTCTTCTTAATAAACAAGGTCTTCATCTTCATATTCCTTTTCTTCTAAATTACCCCCCAACATCAAGGAGGTCTGGCGTTATCCTAGTAATGTTCTTCTGGTGTTAGAAGAACATTCTGGTTTTTGTGGCTGGATTAGGGTCTTCCGAGTAGCCCTAAACTAGGTTACAGGCTCTCCTACAGCATGAGCATAGACAGCCATCCTATTTTTTTAGTTGTCTCAACACCTACTCTACTCACCCTCGTACCCCTTTACTCTTATAGAAGGAGATTGGAGGGGCTTATTCTTTTTCCCCCTGCCCATGTCAGGGAAGAGGCAGTAAGGATATCTCAACTGAAAAGTCCGCTGAGACTAAAGAACTCTTTAAATAATAAAGTAGGGAGGGTGACGTTGTAGGATAGAGTCATAGGTTCAACCTAGATAGGGAAGTTCAAAAAAACACTATGTCTTTTATATCTTGTTTATGGCTTACAATAGTGGCTATGTCATTCAAAGGAGAAACAACATGAGACGAGCATCACGAAGAGTTCAGAAACAACTCGCAATGAAGAGAAGAGCTTACCTTAACAGGGTGAGGAGAGCCGCCGCACGCCAGGCTGGGTTAGAGGATGAAGAGCAAGAGCAAGTACTCCTTGAAGCATTGAAAAAAAGTAAAAAGGATGATAAGGCACTCAAAAATTACATCAATTACAAAAAAAAGGAAGATCCCGATATCATTGAAAAGCTAGGTAAATACATCCCTAGTGCGGATCTCTCTGATATGAACCTCAACCAGAGGGACTTCACCAAGATTAAGGGGCTTGTGACTGTGTCCCATACGAATTTTTCTGACTGTGAATTGGAGAGGTCTAATTTTAGTGGCCTCAGGATAGGCATGGCTAATTTCGAAAATGCCGATCTTACGATGGCACAGTTCGTAGGGGCTAACCTTAACTTCACAAACATAAACAATACTGTTTTGAGGGGAGCTAACTTTACCAGAGCAACTATGGCGAACGCGAACATGGCAACCGCTGATGGTCTTGAGAGAGTCATCTTTAACCACGCGGATCTGACAAACGTTGTCATCATGAATGGTGAGGTTGAAGAATGCAGTTTCATTGGAGTTAAGAAGATCCACAGCGTCAATGGCACTTCATTTAAAAAAACCGACCTTGTGGGCATCGAATTTGAAGACGAAGGGGCTCTCGAAGGGTGTACCTTCTCAATGAGGACAGATCTTAGCAGGATCACCTATTCAGGCTCGTTTGGAAATCTGGCGAACTTAGAATCTCTCATTTTCGAGGGTGCAAATCTTGAAGGGTCTTCTGCAGAAAACGGATCTTTTGTAGGAACTAACTTTAATCGTGCTAACATGAAATCTTGTAAACTTAAGGGCGGAGATTTCACAAACGCTAAGATGAGAAACACAATCCTTATAGAAGCAGATCTCTCTGACGGAAGCAATTTCGAAGGTGCGGATCTGACAGATGCGAAGTTAAGGGGTGCGAATCTTGACGGTGCGGATCTCACAGGCGTTCTTTCTATCGACGGTGCGGATCTTACAGGTGCAGATCTTAGAGGGGCAGATCTCTCTGGCGTAGATCTCTCAAACGTCACGCTTAAGAACATCAAGACTGACAAGAGAACAAAGCTGGACATGAGCTTCGGAAGAAAGTTAAGGAAGTTCGTAACTCGGAGGGCATACCATAACCCAACAGCGGGTCGTCGCGTCGCATCTCGTTTTGTCGAGGGTCTCTACGGTGAAGAGGTAGAGAGCAATGAGGAAGAACACATGGGTATGTATGACCACATGAGTGAAGATCAGGAACTCATGGCTATGATGGACGACCACATGGGTTATGAGGAAGACCTCATGGGTTATGACATGGACGACGAGTTCTAAAAAAGAGAAACCTGACCCTTGAACTCAGTGTCAACAGGCTTCGCCTCTGACTTGATCTCAGTGTCAATAGGCTTCCAATGACGAATCCTCTGCTCTGAGATCTGTGCATACTCTGGGTTCAACTCTATACCAATGAAGTTGTGACCTTTTCGAGACATTGCAATCCCTGTAGTACCAGACCCCATAAAAGGGTCTACTATAGTAGAGCTTGCCTCTATGCCTCTAGCACACCACTCCATAATCTCAATAGGCTTGACCGTAGGGTGAACGTTACCCCTCTTCCCTTCTTCCGCAACCAAGCCCGCTTCTCTCTCTGACCTACTCGCCTTTGACGTGTAATAGAAGCTATCTGCCTCTTCTGCCACAAAGATCGCATCTCGTACCTCAAAGCCTGTGTCCTCAAGGGCGATTACCCCCTTGTACCCAATATCTGAGTCGGGGATTAGGACTACGTGACCTCCGGGTTTGAGTATGTCTTGAATCTTCTGAGACTCCTCTTTTGTAGGCTCTCCTAGCAGGATGACACCGTGAGCTTTTGGTTGGAGAGAGGAGGCAATAGCCCCCTCTTCAAAAACCTCTTCTAGGTAGCTTTCAAAGTTGATCTCGCTAGGTTTACTCACAATGACACAAGCATCCTTTACAGGGGGGGTGATCATTGTCTTGAAATATTCTATCATGTCTTTCATCAGTTACTTCCTTGCTTAACCCCAATACAGATAGGCTCCCAAGCGGGCTTAAGAGCTGTCCCCCAACCCTCCCAAGTTTTAGCCCCTTCAGAATTTGCTTCTACTATGTCATAAGTGTGTGGGTTATATGTTTTATTATACCCACTGTCTTGACCTAGAGCATTTTTACCAGCTCGTCCTTGACCTACTATTTTCAGAGTTCCATTTTTTTCTAGTGCTTTACTTAAGTTAAGAGATTTCGGGAATCCTGACGAATAAGTCCAAGCCTCTACCCGTAAATCTGAGAAGCCTATTTCTTCCATCATCGCTATTAGGTGATGAAAAGTCCTAGTTCCACTAAATGCCTTAATCAACCCATTAGGTTTTAAGATTCGATGAGCCTCTGTAAGCCACTTTCTATGCCATTCCCTTTGTTGAGAACCTTTACCTATGTCGTCCCAACCTTTAGACATAAACTTTAGCCCATAAGGGGGGTCGCAGATGATTGCGTCTACAGAGTTGCCCTCTAGGTCTTTTAATCGTTGTGTGCAATCACCTATTTTAATCTCAATCATTGATCATTCTCTTTCTTAAACTGTTTGAAGAACCTAGAAGCACCCCCCCTATCTCCACAGTTCGCAGATGAGGAGTAATAATTATCTGTCTTACCAAAGAAACCACTCACGTTTGAATTAGTTGGGTTTACATCTTTACCACTAACTAAGACACCTGTTTGTTTATCAAGATTCTTAACAGGACAACCCTCTACACAAGCCCAATCAGGTATAGTTTCTTCTCCTTGATGGTGGTCTTTCGCTCTTTTCTTAAGCCCGTCCTTGTAAAGACCTACTTCTCGCTCAGTGCCTCCTTTATCAGATTTACCCTCACCCTCTTTAATCTTCTTCGTGCCTTTTAATTCACAGTCCTCTTTGTGGTTGTGGGTAAGAATGAAGTTAGCAGGCCATCTACCTTGATTTGTAAAGGTTACTCCAGTCCCTTTCTCATAGGAACACCCTCCCTTTTGAACCCCCCATCCTACAGTCCGATTTCCAGCAGTCGCTTGACGGGGAACCCCCCCACCGATGCGTGTGGCATCTATATTTATAGCCCCACACCCATGCTTAAGAGTGTTTTCTGCTACTGTTCCCTCTACGGGTTTCCTAAGTATTGTGATGATCATCCTCCCCTCCTCTGGATCTCTCGCTGTATGTACCAAACCGCTTTGCTTAGGTCTTCTTCAGCGGTCTCTGTAGGCTTCTTACCTGCTCTTAATATATATTTGACCGCAGACCCGAGAGAAAAGTTGAGCTCGAAAGCCTCGATAACGTCTATGGCTTCGATCTTCTCACTTTGGTAGTGGTCTGGGTGTTCTACTTTCTCATATTCACTCATTCTCCTACCTCCTTTATCTTAAAGGTGGAAACGCCGTTCCTCTCTAGGTAACTTAGGCCTTGTGCAAAAGTCCCGTTTACTTCCGAAGGACAGTAAACGGCCTTTATACCAGAGTGGTGTATTGCCTTTGCACACATGAGGCAAGGGTCGCAGTTGGCTATAAGCCACTTCCCCATAGTTGATTGACCTACCCGAGCGGCGTTTAAGATTGCATTCATCTCCGCGTGGTGGCAACCTATGTCATTAGACGTACCACTCAGTACGGAGTTACACTCTCGTAAACACACATCACCCCCGCAGAGACTCTCCCGCGACCCTCTTGGAGTCCCATTGTAACCCTCACTGACCACTACGTTGCTCTCAGGGTCTACTATGAGAGCACCTACCTTCCTCCGAGGACATGGGGAGTTCGACGATATCAAGTCGCATTGTAGTATGCGTGACTTTAAATGCTTTCGGTTCATCTCGACACCTCAAAGACTAGTGGTTTATTTGCAATCCCATACTTGTGGTCACAGATGGAGGGGTTAACAAAGCTTATCCCCTCCATCATATATAAGCCGTAACCTTCGTGTATATGACCAAAAACATGATGTTGAGGCCTTACTCGTTTTACAGCCTCCCATAGGTCGTCACAGCCCACGGGTTCTCCTGTGTGTAACACGTCACCCACGCCCCGTGGAGGCCCGTGCGTAATCAGAACATCTGTATCTTCGGGTATCTTAGACCAAACGGAGCGGATAGGAAGACCCCTATCTACATTGAAAGCCCAATTGCAGAAGGTTGGTTGGCAGGGACTACCATAAAACTTGACACCTTGAATCTCGACTCCGCTGTTCTCTAAATAATGAACACCAGACCTTAAAACAAAGTTCTTGATACCACTCGCAAATAAGCGGGTTTTGTGGAATCTATGCCAATTGTTTTCATAAAAAGGTAGATCTAGAGTAATGTCATGGTTACCTGCAACTAAGATCTTATGTGGGTGCGGACGTGAAGAAAACCACCCCATGAAATCGGTGACTTGTTTGAGAGTGCCTGTTCCAGAGAAGTCTCCAGAGTGAACTAAAACATCACCTTCGGGGAGGTCTATCTTGTTATGTTGATTGTGCGTGTCAGAGATACAGACAACCCTCATTGCAACTCTCTCTGTGTCGGGAACTCCCTGTTAGGATGTTTCTTCTGGAAGTCTTTCTTTACGGATTCATAGAGACCTGAACCCACCCCACAAGCCACAGCACCCTCTTGGGCGAAAGATGCTGCAATCATATACTCACAGAGGATGTTTGTCAGGTACAGGATTCTCTCCTCTACATACTCCCACTCCCCATTCTCTATCACCCATTCTTCATAAAAAGATATAGCCTTGCTGTACGCCTCGATACTTACATTGATGCCGTTGATATCGTCTAAGGGAATTGAGTATCTCAAAGGTACGTTCATAGTCACCGCCTTGTGATGTGACAAACAGAGCCTACGGTAGTTGCCACAGAAACTGCTTTTGTTAATAGTTCTTTCAACCTCCCCGTAGGGAAGTGGTCGTATGCGTGAGGTTTTGTCAGCATACTCTTATCTGCTATTGAGGTATTATAGTTTTCACAAACCACTGCGTAAGGGAAAGAAAGGGCTTTTTTGAGAAGTGGGTTCTCAACAGGTAGCTGGTGTAGCATAGGTATAACTCCTTTGACACAACCATTTATGGAGGCATCACCCATAGAGGTCAGAGACTTCTCGACTAATGCTCTTTTCCAGCGTGCTTCCGCTTCAGTTACACCGCCAACTTTTATCTTAACTAGGGTACCCGTCAACGCATTTGCTCTCTTCTTCCACAAGTCCTGTGTGTGTGCAAAAGGTATTGTCTGAGCTTCCCTCAACAAAGCGTCTGCCCTCAAAGACGCACTCTCTGTATGGTCGTCATAGGGGGTGATCACCATCTCACGCCTGTTCAAAACAACATCAAGGGCTGAACCGAAGAACTCTGTAAGGTATTCAGGATAGACACCCTCATCAAATACGGTAGCTCCTGTGAAGGATGCGAGATCGTCTAACCAGCCTCGACCCCATGTCACACGCGGAACTTCACAGGCGTAGACATCTAAGACACCCTTAGAACGGTTCAGATTGATCGTAGACAAAGCTTTTGACCCAATAATGGGTGCAACTACCACTAAAGGTCTTCCTTCGAAAGAGCCCATATTCTCTAACGCCTTGAGAATTTGCTCAACTTTAAACACGGGGCGGGAAAATAGGGCAAACATAGCCCCACTTAAATAGACCTCGGATTCGTGATGGACTCTAGTGTTTGAAACCCATGAGTCCGACTCTTCTACTTCGATCCCTACCCCCTTCCCTCTTTCTAATGAAATATGAGAAGAGGAAGCCCCAGAGAGAGTTAGAGCTTCAGCGACTGATCTCACAGAACCTAGATCCAAGCCTCCCCCCACACCGATATCTAGAAGAATATTTTCAGAGGCGTGTACTGAGGGGATGCGGTCAAGCACTGAAGGCAAAGCCCTCTTCACCTTCTCAGTATGGTCAGGGTGAGCAGATTCCCCTAACCTGACAAAGTCTCGAATCAAACTGCAAGCTATGAACACCCCCAGCTTGCAACCGTCACCATTTCCGCAAATATCTAAGAAAGAAGTCTGCAGTAGTCTCCCAGCACTGTCTTTTGGGTGCCAAGCATTAAGGATTGATTTTGTAGAGGGGTTATTCCAAACCGTACCTGATCTTGAAATGAGCACAGTACCCCCATAGGAGGCATGGCTTTTCATCAAAAGGGACAGAACTTCTTCGACCGAGGGTATAAATAAAGGTAACGACATCTTAACTCTCTGAAAGGATATAGGCTATGTCTTCAGTCATTATACAAACAAGATCGTCAGCTCGGTCTTACAACTTAAAAGCAAGTGTCTCTATTGGGTGGGGAGGGTGTATCCCACCTCTCGCCATCGAGTCTTACTTAGGACTCTCGGAAAAAGTTGATTCCCGTGAATTCGCCCTAGCGGTTGAGGCATTTCAAGAATCATGCTTCGGGGCAGGCCCTCATGTTGACGGTAAACTTGGGAGAGGAACATGGTCGGCTTTGTTAAAAGAGTTCGACTTTGTTGACGAGAGCCTACCTTTTTGGACTTCGAATGATAGGCGGGTCAACATCACTCTTGAAGAGGGTGTTGAGACTGTAAACTTTGACCAAGCGGGTGGTCTTGACCTCCACAGGTTCGGACATTTCTCTAGCAGGGGCGGGAGAAAACCTCACTTAATTGTGGTGCATTGGGGTGGTCTTGACCCACACCATTGTCACAGGGTTTTCTCCAGCCCTGACCGTAAAGTGTCGAGTCACGCAGGGATTGGCTTGAACCCTGAGGGTAACCCTACCATCTACCAATACCTAGACTTGAGTCATAAGTCTTGGCATGCAGGGTGGGCGAACTCTTACTCTGTGGGCATTGACATTTGTCAACAACCTAGCTTGAAGTGGAAAGACCACTACACTAAAAGAGGGTACAGCATCTCTGAGATGGCTAACACCACAGGGCGAGGAGACCCCAAGGTTCTCTCTCTTGACCCCCGCGTCGCTAAGGCCACAAGGGAGGCTGTAAAATCTCTCTGTGAGGTTCTCGACATCCCTTATGAATTCCCCAGAGGGGAGAGAGGGCAAGATACGTCTGGGGATTTCTATCATGGGGTTGTTGATAAGAGTTACTTGACCAACAACTTCACGGGTGTTATCGGACATCATCACATTACAAAGAAGAAGTGGGACTGTGCCTGCTGGTGGGATAGCTTATTCAATTGAATAAGAAACACATCTATATTGAGGACAAAGTCAGCAGAGCTCTCAAGTTAAAGATAGATGAGGGACTCCCTCACATACACTTCTCTATAGAAGAGAACTGCGACCCTTTCACATCTGCTTTGATTTGGATCGAAGTTCTGACTAGGGGCGTAGAGGCGGCTTTAATTCAAGGAGCTTGTGTTATATCCTATTCTGACCCTTACGTTTCTAAAGGACAGCTCTCCTCTGAAGAGTGTGATATCATAAAGAAAATGCAGAAGAATCTCGACAAAAAACTCTCTACCGTAGAGATCATTGATAATAGGAAATGAAGTCGCACGAAGCCTATGAAATGTATATGCAAGGATTCCCACACAAGGATATAGGGAATTATCTTGGCTTTGATGCCCCCTACTCCAGAAAGCTAGTCCGAAGACACGCACTTCGAAATAATTTACCCTACCCAAGAAAGCAAGTAGACCATTCAAAAACTTATGACCTGTACTACAACGGAATGTCAACAAGAGACATTGCGAGACTTTACAACATAGGTGAGAGGGCGGTTTTGGTAAGGATCAAAAAGTTCTGTGTAGAAAACAGAGTGGAGATGCCAACCGAGACCGAGAGACCCCGTATCGCCTATGAACTTAGAGTCAAGCACAACTACAGTTTTGCAAAGATCGCTCGAATGGTCGGATATGCCAACAAGTCAAATTGCTTTAGAGCGATAAAAAAATATAAGGAAGAAAACCAATGCTAGTCGCTTTTACTATTGCGAGCTTTGCCGCAGCGTGGGCATACATCGCCCTCGGACCAACACAAACGGAGCAAAACCGTCGAGAAATCGAGAAGTCAGATCCTTGGTTCAATAACGAAGACTGAGAACCTTCAAGAGAGTGACCTTTGAAGAAGGCACTCTCCACAATCGGCAAGCGGTACAACCCAGCTCGCTGATTAGGCAATAACCTTCAGGGTAATCAATGTAATCCATGAAGTAGCCTTTAACCTCAAGAGCAGCACCCTGCTCTAACATTGAAAAAGAAACTAGAAAGCCCCTCTTGAAACTCTCTTGAGGGGCTGAGATAGGTTCTACCCTCTGATGAGCAAGCGTAATATCGTCTTGCTCATCAGTTGTTTCAGGAGATGTTACCCCCAGCTCAAAATGGCCGACTACCTTCCTCTGATTAAAGAAGGCGAACGACCCATTGAAAAAGTCAAGAGCACCGTACTCATCTCCAACGACATTGATTACAAGATGATCTGTTACTTCTCCCTTATGGAGAACCAATATGACGTGACCAACTCTAATCAATATCTAAACTTTCGAGGTGGGAGAGAGGTTCGGGGACTGTCATAAAATCTTGACTTGTCCCTGTAAACATCTTTATCCCACCTCTTTCTTTGTGTCTGGACTATGCCAGGGTGGACATCATGCATACTGTGTTTTGAGAGCTGAGCATCATTCAAACCTCTGTCATACAAGTTGACTACATGAATAGTACAACCATGCTTTCGACCCATCTCCATGTAAGGGTCTACCTCCCATTTCCTTGAAAACACGTTGTGTACAACGACAACCTCAAGATCCTCGTCCCTCACAAGGTCAGTTGCAGTATCAAGACACCACTCATGAGCCTCCTTGAGCCGTGAGGGGTCGAATTGATACCCTCCCTCACTATCCACGAAAAAGTCGTCTACCGACACAGATGCTCGGTCTTCTGGGCAGTAGTCAGAGCTACCTACAATAAGCTCCATAAGTGATGTCTTCCCTGAACCCGAAAGACCCCGAATCAAAACCAATATATCGGCCATTTTAACCTCAAACCTTCTTTAAGAACCTAACTGTCAACCATAGGAGAACAGGGAGGTGTTTATAATATGTGGACAACATCACTATACCAGATGTTGTGGTCTCTCCTATATACCGCGACCGCCCTCTTTCACCTACTACTTTCAGCTACAATCTTAGGCAAAGTACACAAGATCTCTAAAGCCTCGATTCTCTAGGTTAGAGTGGCGTCGTCACACACCACTAAGGATACGACCTCGACACCCAACCCTTCGAGAAGTTCCCTGCCGAGTTTGCCCCTCTCAACAACAACAGCAACCTGAGCGATTTTATAACCCGCACCAGAAGCCGCGACAACAGCACGATATGCACTCTGCCCTGTTGTCAAAACATCCTCTACAAGTGTGAACTCGCCGAGGGTAGAGGGAACACCTTCAACAACCGACTTGAGGCCATAATCCCTTGTGGTCTTTCTCACATAGCCAAAAGGCTTGCCCCCCATAAGTGCTATTGCGGAGGCAAGTGAAATACCTCCGCTTTCTACACCAAGTAGGGCGGAGGTATTTATTTTTGCCCCTAAGTGTGAGCAGACTTTACGGAAAAGATTTATATCTGAGGACAGCCCCTTGATGTCTACGTAATAAGAGCTCTCCTCGCCACTAGATAGAACAAAAGACCCACTTTTCACTAAGCCTCTTTTCTTAAACTCTGCAAGGAAATAGCCACCCACACCCAATATCTGGAAATAGGTCGAACAAGGGTCTTCAGAGTAAATCAAAGACCGACTCACAGAGTAAGTGACGTTCTCTCTATCGACTGTGATCTCACCTCCTTGACGGCCTATACCAGGAGAGAGGATAGGAAAACCCCTCTGTGCGACAAGCTCAAGGCCTACCCTGTCTTTAGAAGAATACACTACTCCGACATTCTGCTTGCTCTCCGCGTAGTCTAAGATTTCTTCGCACATGACATCCTGAGCTCTCTTACCCCCCCCATTCGTGGTCTTACATAGTATGAAAGAGGTCTTACCCAAATACTCAAAGAAAGGTGAGAGTGCTTCTAGTCCCACATACGGGTTTAGAGTGACCGCAGAGGCACCGAGATCTTCAAAGACGTATCTCGCATACTGTACATTTGTGTGTGGGACATCCCCTAGCTTTCCGTCATAGATCCATTTTAAACCTCTCCTATTTAACTCTCTAGAAAGCTCTAGTAAGACGCTCGGTTTGATGAAAGCAGGGTTGAGTTTAAAATACTCGGCGGGGACTTTATCCACGATAGACAGGTACTTTTCTATCGGGTCGCCACATGTGAAATCAAGTCCTACAGATACTTTAAATTTCATATAAATCACCTCTTGAGATAAACTACGCTCACATCAACCTCACCGTTTCCGTGAACTGCCTCTCGTCTAGAGAAGCTCTGTAAAATATCGCCTGCCCAATGAAACAGGACTTCATGGGTAGGCTTTTTTAGTTGATACCCGACCTCAAGGTTATATGTACTGACTTTAGTTAGTCTCCCACCCCCTTCGTAATAACACTTATGGATGAGCGTGTAAGGTAAGATGTGCATCATCTCGGTCTTTACTTCTTTGACTTCTTTGATTGGATAGACACAACCTTTGGATTCAGGTGGGGGGTAAACATACTTCGTCTTTACGTTTGTCCTAGAACCCACCGAGAAGAGGGCAAAAAGACCGACCATTAGAAGACTAAAAACTTTGTAACGCATTGTAACCTCTCACTATACGATTTGTCTTTATGGGATTTAAGAGGATTGTACTCAAAGAGAAGTGATCTGCCCCAGCAGACCTATACCTCTCAAGATCCCCTAAAGAGTAAATACCTCCGCCACCGATGACTTTGACAGACGGATACCACTTCTTCAACTCTGAAATAGCGTCTAGGTTGTTTTTCTGTAAGTCTAACCCAGACAGTGCCCCTTCGGGTGTTCGCTTTGTATTCGAGATGTGAATCGTGGTTGCACCTTGCTCTACTAGGCTAAAAACCCGAGGGAGATATGTACTGTGTGGGACTTTAACAATCACTTGTTTGAAGAGAGTGTTTGCTAGAGTGAGGACTTCATGGTCGATGTGCTTCACGTTGGCGTTTGGGCAAGAAATATTAAGCTCCACACCTTGTATCTTGTACTTCTCCGAGAGTGCGAGGAGCATAGTTTCCCAATCTCCATCCTCTAGTTCTGCGATAGATATGATGTGGGGCTTGTTAGGTATGGAGTCTATACCTCCGTTTCTCAAGCCGACATTATTGACCCACCCTCTCTCAGTCTTTTTAAGGGTGGTGAGAACTCTCCAGAGGCCTCTTCTCTTCTTGAGGGTGTATGTACCTAGTATTCTTGTTGTGTTTGGGTAGAGGCTTAGGAGTTTGAGGTTACTGAAGGGAGGAGATAGGATGATGTCATGCACAGTCTTTTAGCCTTTTCTCATAGGTTTTCTATAACATCAATATACAGAACCAAGACACAAACATAAGGAGCTATAATCATGGCTGATCCAAAAGACTTACAAAGAGCACTCACTATTGAAATCAAGGATCTCACTGATGCGGATCTCAGAAAAGCGGATCTCAGAGAAGCATATTTCAGAATGAAGTTCATGTCAGGTGCTGATCTCAGAGATGCAGACCTCAGAGATGTAGACCTCGCATATGCTGATCTCAGAGATGCGGATCTCAGAGATGCGGATCTCAGAAAAGCGGATCTCATGGATGCGAAGCTTGAAGGTGCGAAGTTCAAGGGTGCAAAGATTGAAGGTGCTCAACTCAGCTATGCGAATCTTAAAGGAGCTGATCTGTCAGGTCTGAATCTCGACGAGGCGGAGCTTAAGTACGCAAGAGCGAGAGGAGCAAAATTTATGGATTCGTGGCTCAAGGGTACGAAGTTCAAGGGTGCGGATCTCAGAGGTGCGGATCTCAGAGGTGCAGATCTCACAAATGCGAGGTTCACGGATGCGAATCTCGAAGGAGCTGATCTCAGAGGTGCTGATCTCACAGACATTTGGATCTTCAACGCTAACCTCGAGGATGTTAGAGGCATACCTCTAACAATCTCCGACGAATTCAGTCACCAAGGAGAGACGGTAGAAGAGAAACTTCGCAGAGATTCACCAGAACTTCGCAAAGAACTGAAGAGATTAAAGGGAGAGATTCTTAGAGCTTCGGATCTTGAGAGCATCGAGGAAGTAATAGATGACATCATGAGAGTGCGGACACGCCACCTGCCTTGGGCAAGAGCCGATAAAAACGAAGGGGAAATTGACTATTTCTTCCCCCTTCTTGAGGAGGCGAGACTCAAGGCAATCAAAGACCTCAAATTCTACATATCCAAAGCTAAGTCTGACAAGGAGTTGGAAGATCTCGCCCCAGCAGTCGGATCTCTGCAAGCTCAACCTGAGTATGTTAAAGAATACAAGAGAGACCTAGAAGACCTACAAGAAGAGATCGAGGAGAAGTACTCTGTCGTAGGCAAAGGAATGAGATTCCTTAAGAAACTCTTCAGAAGAGGACGCAGGGCTTCGCAAATCAGAACAGCATCGCAAATGCTTAACCAGCTCAACAAAGAGATCTCTGATCTCAAGAGGGAACTATAGTCTTAGACTCATATACGGGGTTGTACTGCTGAGAGACACGGATAAAAGTCGTGCATTTGCTTAACTCTCTCAGCTCCTGTGCTCCGATATAAGTACAGGTTGATCTGACGCCTCCAAGTATGTCCTGAAGGGTGTCCTTAAGGTCGCCACGCTCCTCAATTGATATTTCTTTTATATACGGTAGAGGTTATACAAAGAAGGATAG